TAAAAAAAGGACAATGAAAAAATACAGAGGACAAGGTAGATAATGGCAACAGCATTACAAACAGGTGCACTGACACCTTCACAAACACAACAAACTGGCAGTAAAAAAGCTGTAAGTTTAATTGATAGTTTATTAAATCAACCAACATTAGCTCAAGGCACATCTATAACACCAACATTGCAAAATGTTCAATCTAATGAACTAATGGCAACTCCAGGTGTAACGGGAACAGTAGCTGCTCAAGCTGCTCAAGCTACAGCACCAACTGCTACAGCTGCTACAGGTGCCACTGGACAAACTGTTGCAACAGCAACACCACAAGCAGCATCTCAATTTACAGCTTCTACAATAGGTACAGCACCTACAATGACAGCTGCACAGGGAACATTAACTAATCCAATGGTTGCTGCACAACAATCATTAGCTAATATAGATTCTAGAGCAACTGTACAAGGTCAATTAGAAAATATATCACAGGATATTGAAACATCTTTACAGCAAGGTACACCATTACCTGCATTTGCTAGAGGAGCTGCTGAAGCTGCAAAAGCAACTATGCAAGCTAGAGGACTAGGATCTTCTACAATGTTAGCTGAAGCAATGGCAGAAGGTATTTTAAGATCATCTATACCTATAGCACAAGCTGATGCAGAAGTTTATAAACAAACTATATTTCAAAATTTAGCTAATAACCAACAAGCTGCTGTTATAAATGCACAGTCATATTTACAAATGGATATGGCTAATTTATCTAATAATCAACAGGCTAACTTACAAAATTTACAAGCTCAACAACAAACATTATTAACTGATAATGCTGCTAGAAATGCTGCATTACAATTTAATGCTACAAGTCAGAATCAAGTAAATCAATATTATGATTCTTTAAATACAAATATTCAACAACAAAATGCACAACGATCTGCAGCTATATCACAATTTAATACTGCAGAAGAAAATAAAGTTAATGCATTAAATGCTAAAAATACAACAGCAATAGCTGACGCAAATGCTCAAAGACAATCAGCTATTAATCAATTTAATTCTACACTATCAGATCAAAGACAAAGATTTAATGTTGAGAATCAAAGAATAATCGATCAATCAAATACTGTTTGGAGAAGACAATTAAATACATCTAACACACAAGCTGTAAACGCTGCAAATGAAACTAATGCACAAAATTTATTAAACTTATCTAACTTTGCATTATCTTCTATGTGGCAACAATGGCGAGATGAAGCATCGTGGGTTAATCAATCATCAGAAAATGAAGCTAACAGAAATCATAACTTAGCTGTTGCTGCATTAGAAAGAACAACTGCTTTTGATTTACAAAACAGTGCACAGACATCAGCACTATATGCTATGTTAGGTTCTTTTGGAATGAATATCTTTTCTAAATACGTAAAACCATAGGAGATTAAATGGCAAGTAAAAGTAAACTATCACAAATTTTTGAAAATTCTAGTAAAAATCTTTTTGATACAATGAGATATAATTGGGGTATTGGATACTCAGAAGGTGAAGAAGTTCCTAGAAGAAATGAAGGTAATGTTGAAATTGATTTACCACCAAGTAAAAGATCAAGTAAAAAATCAAATAAAATAAAAAAATTAAAAGAAGCAATAGGTGAAGCAGGAGCAGAACCCGCTTCAATTTATAATGCATTTAAAGATCAATATGATATGGCTATGAAAGCTGGTCAAGTTAGTTTTGCAGGATCAAAATTTAGATTAGGTGTTAGAGATCCTGGCATGGCAGGTGATTCCTCATATAGCAAAATTAAAGAAGCAAAAGCAGAGGATTATAGAGCTAAACATAAAGAAAGAATGAAAAAATTTTTAATAGAAAGAGCATACACAGCAAAAGGATAATATATGAAACTTACATCAGATAATACAGCACAACCAGAATTTGACCCATTTAGTGCACCAATTCCAGGTCAATCATTAACAGACGAACCAGGTAATTATCCTTGGGAACATGCTCCTAAGAATACAGATCCTGAAGAAATTGTTAATGATTTATTTTTACGAATGACTAAACCTGAAGCATTAGAAGAAATAATTACAATGCTAGACGCAGGTGTTCCTGTTGAAGCTATTGTTAGAGTTATGGTATTTACAGGATTTGCTGAAGGTGAATTTAATCCTGATGTTGGATTTATAATTATTGAACCATTAATGGAAGCAGTTGCTACTATAGGATTAAGAGCAGGAATTAAAAATTTAAAAATTAGTTTATCAGATATAGGTAATAAAAAATTTAAAAAAACAATGTCTGAATTAAAATATGCTAATGAACAAAAAGAAATGCCTGCAGATATGGAAGCAATAGAAAATAAAAAACCTGCAGGATTATTGGCAAAACCAGAGGAGATTAAATAATGGCTAATGGATTTTTAGCACCCTTTTTCACAGGTGCACTTGGAGAATTCTCTAGGCAAGAAGTTGAGAATGATAAAATTATTTCAAAAATAATTGATAATGTTTCTAGTAAAGTATTAAATCAAGAAATACCAGAAGAACAAGCAGCAATAAAAAAAGCACTTACATATAAAAATCAATACGAAGCAAACTATGGACCTGAGGTAGCTGGAGTTTTAGATGCTGCTGGAGTATTTAATAATCCAACAGACATAGGAGTTGAAAATTCTTTAATTAGATTTTTTGGAACAAAAGATTATAATTTAGATAATTTTAAAACTAAAGTAGAAACATATAAAGCAGATAAACCTGATAATTTTGACAAAATTATAGGTGCTAGTTTTACTGATCAACGATCAACAGCATTAGAAAATAGAAAAAACTTTGTTAATAATGAATTTAGTAATACACCTAACATAAGAGATTTAATAATTTCAGATGAAACTAAAGAAATGACAGGTGTTAAAGGAGTATTATTTGGTAATAGAGTTGATAAAAAAGAAGCACCAGCTGCAACTTTAAGATTATATGATGCAACACAAACTGATACAAGTCAAGTTGTTAGTCCACTAGCTATTAAATCTGAGTTAGGTATAGAGATTCCTAAAGAAGTAGAACCATTTATGACTACTGAGCTATTTACTAAATTAACATCAGATGCTGAAACTCGATTTGATAAAGATATAAAAAATGCTAATATTAAAAGATCATTAGAAACACAGTTTGGTGTTAAAAAACCAGATCCTGGATTAAAAAAATCAGATCCATCAGAGTACGCAAAACAAGATGCAGCTTATAAAAATTTTATGAAAATGCCTGCAGCTGATAGGGAAAATATAATTAGAGAAAATTTTACTAAAGATTATATTAAAAATAAAGTTTCTGAAATGGCTAAAATGGGAGTACCAGGTGCTGCAAATTATCAAACTGAAACAGCAGCTAAAGCTATTGCTCAAGCTGCATTAACTAGAATAGCAGAATTACAGCAATATGAAAAAACTGTTACTGCAAGTCGACCATTTGATCCTGATAGTGTACAATATAATGCTGATGAAGATATAGAAGCAATTAAAGCGGAAGCAAGAAAACAATTAACAGATTTAGGTTTAAACCCAGAAGACTATGGCATCTAATGAATCAATTAATTTTGGTAGCATAGGTCCTAATACTAGTTCAATAATAAAACCACAAAATAATACTGGTAATTTTGATAGTATAGGTCCTAATTTTAAAACTTTCCCCATAACTGAGGAAGGTGATATTAAAATTAGAAGAACGGATACATCTACAATATCTGATACAGGACCAGCAGATTTTGATGGTAATAAATCTTGGTGGGATGCATTTAGTTATGGTGCTAAATTAGGTTTTACAGATACCTATAGAGGTGCTAAACAAATGCTTGGTAAAGATTTAGACAATCTACAAAATCAACAACAAGAACTATATGCAAGAATGGCTGATGATGAATATGGTTTTTGGACAACAGCTGGTTATTTTGGTGGTGCTATTTTAGATCCTATTACTTGGATCATACCTTTTGCAAAAGCAAAAACAGTTTATCAAATGGCAAAGATAGGTGCTATTAGTGGTGGATTTTTTGGTGCTACAGGTTATGTTGATGAAGATAGTATTTTAGATACTAGAACTAAACAAGCATTTGCAGGTATAGTTGGTGGTGCAGTTGTTAGTCCTGCAATAGGACAAGCATCAAAACTATTTCGTAAGAAAAAATTATCAACTGGTGTATTACCAGAAGGTGATGTATCAGTTAGAGCTTTAAATGAAGAAGCATTAAAAGATATTAAATTAATAGGCTCAATGGGTGAAGGTCCTAGAATTATTAAAATAAGAACAGATAAAGAATTAAAAAATGTAATTGATAATGCTACACCATTAGAATTAAGAGACATGGTAAAAGCAAAAGAGATAGCTGCATATAATCAATTAAAAGGTATTAGATTTTTTGCTAATAATTATTTAGTTAAACCATATCAAGAAAAATTAGGTAAACCTGCATTAGATTTTTTTACAGGTAAAAGAGGTCAAACAACTTTAGGTGGTAGATTAAGTTCATCTATTGGTGGGACAGAAGTAGCATCAGGTGTAGCTGGAGCAGCTTTAGCACCACAATATCTTGAAGATGATGCAACATTAATGAATAAATTTAGTGCAGCAGCTGTAGGATTTATGGCAGCTGCAGTTGGTGTTGGTGGTATAAAACAAATACCTGTTAAAAGAACTATGCTAAAAGGGACAGCGGCAGAATATAATAAATCTGTTTCATTTGGTGAAGTTCTTGCAAAAGGAATTAAAGATGACTATGGTTTGCCAGTAGATTTAAAAGCTGCTAAGAATGCATCTAGAGGTTTTGAAAATAAATTAGCTGACAAATTTGCTCAGTTAGCTGCAAAGATAGAACCATTAAGTACAGATGAACAAAGATTACTTTTAAATTTATTTGAAGCTGATACAACTTATGGAAAGATTCCAAATCAATTAAAATTAATAACTAAAGAATTTAGAAATGAAGCTACAAAAATTGGTCAACTTATGGTTGATTATGGCTTAATAGCTGAGAGAACATTTAAAAGAAATATTTTAACATATTTAAGAAGAACATATACTTCAAATGATAAACTTGCAAAAATTGGTGATGAACTAAAACCTAGAGGTTTTCATTTAACAGTGCCTAAAGATGAATATGTAAAAATATTTAGTAAAGATAAAGCATTTCAAATTGATGGTAATAATGATAATGTATTAGTTAAACAGTTTCAAAAAATTAGAACAGAAGAACAGGAAAAAATTGGAAGTAAAGAATACAAAAAATTATTAGAAAAACTTACCAATAAAACTAAAATAAAAGGACATAAAGGTTGGGAAGTATTTTCTTTAGGTCCTGGATCTGGCAAACGATTAAGTGATGCACAAAGAAAAGACTTAGAATTTGGTGATCCTAATAGTGCAGCTTTTAAAAAAGCATTTAAAAAATTAAAATCAGATGATGCTATAACTTTAAGATGGCAATTAACTAAACAAGAAAGAATAGCTTTAGGTCAAATAGAAAATGCTTCTTTAGCTATGGCTGAAACAGGTAGAATATTATCTGGTAATTTAGGTAGAACACATTTTTATAATAAGGTAGCAAAGTCAACTTATGTAGTTAATAAACCTACCCGTCTTCAAATTAAAAATGAAGACTTAGTAAAAATACCTGATAATATAATTGCTAAAACAGCTAATAAAAAAGTTTATGGTAATTTAGCAGGTAAATATTTACCAGCAGAAATAGCAGATAATATAGTTAGAACACATAATTATGTTACAAAAAAACCAAATGAATTTTATAAAAGATACAGATCATTAAATCAATTATGGAAAGTATCTAAGACTGCATTTAATCCTACTGTACATGTTAATAATACATTGAGTAATGTCATATTATATGATTTAGTAGATGGGAAAAATTTAAGAGAAAATTTATCTGTGGGACATAAAGCATTAATGGCTGCAGGTAGAAATCAAAAATCTGAATTATATACTTTAGCTAAAAATTATAATGTTTTAGATAGTGATTTGGTTACACAAGAATTGAAAGAAATAACTAAATTTTTAAAAACAGATCCTTATGCTAAAATTAAAATTACAGATGATGAGTTTAATCAAGCTACAACTGTAGCAGGTGTAATATTTAATGATATAAAGAACAGTGCTTTTGGTATAAAAACAGCTGCTGATTCTATGTTAAAATTATATAGATACGAAGATCAAGTATTTAGAATGGCTTTATTTAGAGATAGATTATTAAAAGGATTTTCTGTTGAAAAAGCTGCAGCTGATGCTAAAAGATCTTTTGTAGATTACGATATTAATGCACCACTAATAAACTGGATGAGAAATGGTGTAACGCCATTCTTGGCTTATACATATAGAATTGTTCCTTTACTTGGAGAAACAGCAGTACTAAGACCATGGAAATATGCAAAGTATATGGGTCTTGGATATGGTTTAAATAAAGCTGGTGGATATTTCGCAGGTGGTGATGAAAAAGCAGAGAGAGCTTTATTTTCAGAAGGAAAAGAAGGTAACATATTTGGTTTACCAGGTTTTCCTGATAAAAGTATTAGAATGCCAGTAAACATAAATAATAAATCAGTATACTTAGATATTACAAGATTTGTTCCAGGTGGTGATGTTTTAGATATAGGAACATATTCTTATATGGAAAAAGTTCCAGGAATACCTGCACCACTACAACCAAGTTTTGGATTTCTTGGAGATACTATACCTGCATTATTTGGTTATGATTTATTTTCAGGTAGAAAAATGAAAGGTCTTGGGGATACTTTAACTGATGAATGGAAAATTAGAGGTAAACAAATTATTCAAAATTTAACACCAAACTTTCCTTTCTTTCCAGGATCTTATACATCTAAATCAATTGAAAGATCTAGATTAGCTCCTCCAGATTCATCAGCATTTACTGTAGATAGAACAGAATTTGGATCTTTGCTAAGAGGATTTGGATTTAAATATGATGTAGCTGATATAGATAAACTAGCAGCTGGTAAATCATTAGAGCTTAATAAAAAGATTAAAGCTAATACAGAAAAAATATCAGACTTAGTAAAAAAATTAAATACAAATTTAATATCTGAAGAAAAATTTATTAAAGATGTTGAAAAAATAGAAGAAAGAATTATTAGATTAGGAACTATTTATGGAATTAAATTTGATACTGCATCATCTATATTTAGAGAAGAGCCAAAAGAATTTATAGCAGCGTTCTTAGCAATACCAGGTGAAATAGGTATACCTGGTTTTCCTGAATATGAAGATGTTAAAAAACAAACAGATAAAATATTTAATAAGAATAAATAATGGCTAAACAACCCAAAACTACTAGTGAACATATCATATCCTTATATGGATATATAACAGGGTTGCGAAGAGAAGTAGGTCAAATAAAAAATAATCACCTCAAACATATGCACCAAGATATAGATAGATTGCATTCTAAAGTAGATAAACTATTATATGCAATACTAGGAGGTCTAGGTGCTACAATAATAACATTACTAGGACTATTTACATAATGGACAAAAGACAAATAACAGATACAATAGTAATACATTGCACACAAACTCCAAAAGATATGGAAGTTGATGTAGAAAAAGTTACACAATGGCATAAAGATAGAGGGTTTGATACAATAGGTTATCACTATTTAATTAAAAGAGATGGCACATTACAAGTTGGAAGAGATGAAGATGTTGTAGGTGCTCATGCAGTAGCAGTTAATGGAACATCAATAGGTGTTGCATTAGTTGGTGGTGGTACAGCTGATATGGGTTGGGAAAATAATTTTAACTCAGAACAGTTTGATACACTTAAAAGTATAATATTAAGATTAAAAGACAAATACGATATAAAAAAAATAATAGGTCACTATCAAGTAGAGGCATCTAAAGAATGTCCTTCATTTGATGTGCCAGGATGGTTAGTAAAAAATGGCGTGGTTTAGTTTATTAAAAATGGGCATCCAAGCAGGGAGTCACATTTATAAAAAAAGACAAGAAACTAAAATGATGATGGCAGATGCTCAACACCATCATGCTGCTAAAATGGCTAAAGGTGAAGTTGAATATCAAGGTAAATTATTAGAAGCAAGACAATCAGACTGGAAAGACGAATTTGTATTGCTTATATTATCAGCTCCGATAGTTGTGCTTGCTTGGGCGGTCATAAGTGATGATCCCGAAGCAATGGACAAAGTAAAATTATTTTTTGAATACTTTTCTACTCTTCCAAGTTGGTTTACCAACCTGTGGATTTTAGTAGTTGCAAGTATTTTTGGTATAAAAGGTACACAAATTTTCCGTAACGGAAAAAAATAATGTCTAAATCAGAATACCAGGAACTTATAGCTGAGTATAAAGAGCAGATCAGAATCTTAAAACAAGAGGTTGCTGAACTACAAGATGCTGGTAAATCTAAAGATTCTGCTAATAAAAGAACATTACAGAAACTAGAGAATGTAACAGATGATTTAGAGAAAGCCCAACAAGAACTAAAAGAACTTAAGGAAAAACAAAATGAAAAAGATAATACAAAAAATAAAAGACCTTTGGAATAAAGCTGCAGAATGGATTGTAGCTCAATACAATAAATTTTTACCAAAGTAATTTTATGGCACTTAAATTAGGAGAAGACCAAGCTGTACAGATGCCAATGAAAACGGTCATTAGTTTGATCGTAATTGTTGCTTTGGGCACAATGGGCTATTTCCAAATTGTAGAACGCCTTAATATAGCTGACACTAAAATTAAGATTATGGAGAAAGATCTTGAGGAAAATACTGAGTTTAGAATAAAATGGCCTCGAGGTGAAATGGGATCTTTACCCGCTGATGCGGAACAATTCATGATGTTGGAGGATTTATATAAATCCGTAGATAGAATTAATAAACAAATTGATTCAATGATGAATAATAGAATTAACATTGAGTTTTTACAAGGACAAATGACTAAAGTTCTTGCAGATATTGAAAAATTAAAAGATAAGAATAGAGAGATGTATTATAATGGCAACGGCAAAAAAGAATAAATTATCTAAATTTGAATGGGTAAAAAAAAATATAGTTATCGTGCCAGTTGTAGCAGCGATATTAGCTGGAACATTTACATCTGTAAGGTATGTTCTTAATCTTACTGATACAATAGAAGCAAATAAACAAACTCTTGTAAATATTCAAAGAGATTTAAAAGTAGCAGAAGATAAACTAACCGAAGTTGCTACAAGACTATCAGCAGCAGAAGCAACATGGGAGATGGCAGAAAATTTATATAGACAACTAGCTGACCAGGTAAGAGAACATGCATATGATATCAAAGATCTTAACAGGTAATTTATTTTGGATTATTTTATTTTTGTTTGTAGCTACATCAGTGCAAGCAAGAAACGAATATTTAAATGATGGAACTAATACATGTGATCAAGGTAGTTGGGAAGCATACACAGAAGTAAGACAACATGAATACAAAACAGGATCAAGTGCAGAATCGCAAGATCAAGTAGTAGGTTGGAGATTTAGAAAATCTATTGGTGATGTATGTGATGAAGAGTTTGTAAAGGACCAAAGAAAAAAACAAAAATTAAAAATACAATTAGAACTTGTAAAAGAATGTAAAAGAGTTCCACGGATTAGTCCACCCCCTGTAGAGTTTGCTGAATTAATTAATGCATGTATGAAGCTAGGAGTTATGTCCTCATCTTCTTTTAGTGAAAGAGATTTTGATCCAAAAGTTAGTTACTGGACTGTATTAAAAGAACAATACATGAAAGAAAATCCTGATATAATAACATTAGATAATTATAAGGAGAAAAAATGATAGCAGAAATTGTAGCTCTTTTAATGTTTATAGGGCCTGATATTAAGGAGCATCGTATCCAGCCAGAGGGTATGGCACAGTGCCTTCGCCATAAAAGGATAGCTGAAAGACAGTTTACTCCTAATGTACAATATAAATGTCTTAGATCTAAAGCAGAATTAGAGGAAAATATTGATGGCACACAAACAATTAAAAAACTAATATTAGAATAGTGGTCAAATTTTTATTAGTTATTCAAATTTGTTCTGCTATACATGGTAATTGTTTACCTGAACAATCTGTTGATGTATATGATTCTTGGTATAATTGTGCTGCTTCTGGTACAAATGAAACAACTCAACTAATGGAAATAATAGGAGAAGATTTAATAAATAATAATAAAATATATATTACATTTTCCTGTAGACCACAAAATGAAATATAAAAAAAGAAACCCAGTAGCTCAAACTCTTTTAAAATTTAAAAATAAAATTATTGAACATAAAAAAATATATAAAAGAAATAAACAAAGAATTAAACAACAAATGCTAAGTCATAGTCAGGATATATAATGGGTAAATTACCTTTTGAATTTAGAATGTTAATATTATTTTGTATAGGAGGTTTTGTACCAATTTTTATTCATCACATAATTTATAAATTATGGGATGTAAGTATACTAAGAGCCGCAGAAATTACTTTTATATTGTGTATTCCAGTAGCATTTTGGATGGCAGAAAAAATTAATGAACGTTGGCATGATGATCAGGAGTAAATATGTATTTAAACGCTAATATCCCAGTAATAGAATGTTATGTAAGAGGTAATTATCTGAGAGATCAAAAAGATTCTCATGATAAATACTTTGAGTGTGTAGTATTTGGTTTTAGTTCTATACCAAAACAAGTTCCATTATTTCATTATATGATGACAGATGGTGGTATTTGGTGGAGAGCACCTATATCTGCATTTTGTGCAAAACCAGGCGTTAAAGAACTACCATTAAATGAATTAATGTTATGGGATTCATTTAGTTATAATGTAAGTGTTACTAAATTTTATCAACTACAAGGTTGTAAAATGATGTATACATCTAGAAGAAGAAAAGAAAGAGAAGGCACATATCTATTTACGATAGATTGGTGTGCTGGAGATTACAACGAATTAGACTTTGGTTATGCTGAAAAGCCTGACCAACATAAATGTGGTCATGTTATACAATTAGACGATGGCAACTATGCAATACAACCCAACAATAGATTAAGGATCTTTGACCCATCAATGGCAGCAGATCCATCAAAACCTCTCATACATAGATTAGTCAATACTAAAATTTGGTCTGTAGAAGATACATCAAAATGGATAACAGATGAAAATCAAGAAGGTAGTTATGACTATGAATACAAGGAGATAAAAGATGACAAAGAAAAAGTCAACAGTAAATAAAGCAGGCAACTACACAAAGCCAGGTATGAGAAAAAGATTATTTAATAAAATAATGGCTGGAACAAAGGGTGGCAGAAGTGGACAATGGAGTGCCAGAAAAGCCCAGATGCTAGCGAAGCAGTACAAGGCAGCTGGTGGTGGTTATAAGTAATGGTAAAAAAATTAAATAAAGTAGCTAAGGCTTTAGGTAAAGCATCAAAGCTACATAAAAAACAATCTAACATTATTAAAAAACATATCAAAGAAATGAAATCTTATGGCAAAAAAAAAAGATCCTAAAGTAGGAACTGGTAAAAAGCCAAAAGGTTCAGGTAGGAGGTTGTATACAGATGAGAATCCTAAAGATACTGTCGGTATTAAGTTTGCAACTCCTACAGATGCCCGTAAAACTGTGGCAAAAGTTAAACGAATCAACAAACCCTTTGCAAGAAAAATCCAAATTCTTACGGTTGGTGAACAAAGAGCCAAAGTTATGGGTAAGACGCAGGTGGCTAGCATATTTAAGAAAGGTAAGGAATCAATCAGAAGAGGGAGGAAAAAGTAATGGCACTCGCAAAGAGCCAAAGGAGTCTTAAAGCATGGGGAAAACAGAAATGGAGAACGAAATCTGGCAAGAAGTCTTCGGAGACTGGGGAAAGATATTTGCCAGAGAAAGCTATCAAGAGTCTATCGTCTGCGGAGTATGCGGCAACGACAAGAGCAAAGCGAAAAGGAACAAAAAAGGGCAAACAGTTTGTGAAGCAACCGAAAGGGATTGCAAAAAAAACAGCTAAATACAGGAGGTACAGCTAATGCCAGGACATTATGGAAAAATGATGAAAAATAAAAAAATGAAAAATGGTAAGAAGAAAGTTACTGGAAATAGAAAAAAACTAGACATGGACAAAGATGGTAAATTAACTAAAAAAGACTTTGCTATGTTAAGAAATAAAAAAAAGGCTAGAGCATAATGAGAAAAGGACTATATGCTAACATACACGCTAAAAGAAAACGTGGTGGTAAAATGAGAAAAAAAGGTGCTAAAGGTGCACCTACTGCAGCTAACTTTAGAAGAGCTGCAATGACAGTAAAAGGTAAAAAATAATGGCGAAGACACCTGCATGGCAACGTAAAGAAGGTAAAAACCCCTCAGGTGGTCTTAATAAAAAAGGCCGTGAATCTTATAATCGTGCAACTGGTGGTAATTTAAAAGCACCTAGCAAAAAAGTTGGTAACAAAAGAAGAGCTAGTTTTTGTGCCCGTATGAAAGGGATGAAGAAAAAACTAACATCTAAAAAAACAGCTAATGATCCAAATTCAAGAATTAATAAAGCACTTCGTGCTTGGAATTGTTAGTTTATTAATATTAGGAAACATTATGGCAGAAGCATCGGAATCATTTCCAAAATCTTTTTATGATACAGTTATAAAAGTACAATCAGAATATGATGAAGATTCTTTTGAAAGAAGAGTCAATCCTGCATTAGTTGTAACTGTTGCTGCTGTAGAAAGTGGCTATGGAGATTTTCCAAATGCACCTACAGCTAAGTCAGCTAATAATTTTATGGGTAGACATGCTATAGGGGATGAACCCTTTGTTGCTACAGCTAGTGGTGTAAAATTAAAAAAGTATGAAACAGTTGAAGATAATATTAGAGACTTTTTAAGATTAATGAAAGTTGGTAACTATTATAAAGATTTTAGACAGACAGTTAATGAAGGAATGCCAATAGAAGATCAGTTTAGAAATCTTAATAACTATTCAACTAATCCTAAATATTTTGATTTACTTTACAACTCTTACAAAAAAAGAGTATCACCTATAGAACAGACTAATAAAATGTTTCAAGGTGAAAAAAGTTTAGGTGATCAAATGAATAAACTACAAATACCATTAATGTAATATGCCTTTACCCTTAATACCTATATTAACAACAGCTGGTAGATTTGCATTACCTTATTTGCAAAGAGAACTTGTAAAACAAGGAACTAAAAAATTTATAAAAGATCATGGCAAAGAGGCATTAACTGCTGTAACAGGTGGTGTTATTCTCAATAGAGTTATGGATGAAGAACAAGATCCATCTATAACACAAAGTGTTGGAGTAGGGCCTGAAGGTTTAGTAATAGGTGGTGAGCCAAAAGAAACATTACCCACACCTCCACCATTCATTACGCCTGAAGCTGAAAAGATAGACACAACAGTAAGTACACCTATAGAAGATGATATTAAAACTGAACCTTCTATTACACCTAAACCTGATATAGTAGATACAACAGTAAGCACACCACCACTTGACCCACCAAAAAAAGAAGATTTTATTCTTACAAAAGAAAAAGCTGAAACAGGTGCTTTAACAGATGTAGAAGTACAAACTGCAAAATCTTTAAAGGGAGAACAGCCTGACTATTATTCTAAAGTAGTAAAGGGTATGGATGAATTTAAGCAACCTATAGCTAGCAAAGAACAATTAAAAAATTATATAAAAAATTTAAAAGCAACAGAAGCTGAAACTATTTATCTTGGTATTGATAATTTAATAGATAGTTATAAAGGTGATAAAGTTGATATAACAAAATTTAAAAAGGCATTAGCTAAAAAAGATATATCATCTACTATAGTAGCTAATGAAATACCTAAAGGTTTAAGTATATCAGGAATGTCAGGTGATAGAACTCATTATGATCACCCTAGTTTACCAGGAAAAAAAGAAGATAAAAGTATTTTGTTAATAAAATTTGATAGACCACCTGGGGAAGAAAAATATTTTCCACCAGGCAGTCATTTTAATTCAGTAATTAGTGCAGATACTATAGCACATGTAAGAGGTCAAATGGGTTATGACTTAGAAGTATATGGCCCTAACGATACATTTACAAAAGAAGAAATAGAAGCACAAAAAAAATTAAATAATACTTTTATAATAGATGAAATACAATCTGATTATTTACAAGATCAAAGAAAGAATGGATTTGTAAGTGATTATAAAATTTTAAATAGCGATGAGATTATAGACTTTTTAAATAAAAATAATGTTAAGTATATAAGAGACAACAGAGAAGACACAAACGTTATAATATTTGATCAAAAAGGCAGAATTGATTTTAGAGATGTATTTAAAGTTGACCCTGATGGTGCTTCAAAAACTAGAGAGATTGCTCTTGGTGATAAATATAGGCATATAGTTTTTAAAAATAATTTTTTACATAGTCTAGTTCCACAAGATGCTATGGATAAGTATCAATATAAATTTGCTAGTAATGTAGATTTAAAAACGGGGTTTGGAAAAAAATCTAATCAAAGTTTAGATGAGAGAGCTAAGATGTATATAAAAAAGGTCTATAAACCTGTACCAAATTTACCAATAGTTAAAACAGAAAAATGGGTTGACCTTAGTATTGATGCTGCAATTAAAAAAGCTATATCTGAAGGTGCTGATAGCATTGGATTTGTAAGTGGTAATGTTCATACTAATCGATATGAACATGGAATGGGATCAGAAGAGCAGCAAGGTTTAAATTATTTTTATGATAATATTGTTAAAAAAAGATTTGAAAAAATTGCAAAACAATATGGTGTAGAAATAGAAGAAGTATTTTTAAAAAGCACACAATTTCAAAAATTAGGTGAGCAATATCAATATGCAGAAACTACTGAAAATGCTGTATTAACAAAATTAACTGCTAAAGAGTTTTTAAATAAACTTAATTATTATACTGAAAACGATGTTGAACTGCCTGACTATTTTAATATGGTTGTAGGTGTTCCTGATGAAACTCAAGCACCAACTCAAGAAGAAGCAGAAATGTCAGGTGCTTTAAAAGGAAAATTTTTAAATCAAAGAGAAATAACAGAGCAATTAGCTATGCAAGCGGGTATTATAAGAACACTAGATAAAGACACTGCAGAAAAAGGTACATATGGGCCTGAGTCAGAATACTTAGTTTGGACAATTAATAACGGTAAAGATATTTATTTGAATTTACCTGCTATACAAGTTAAATTATCTAACTACGCTAAAACAGGACCACTGGGATTTGCAGATGATGGATTAAGAGATGTAGCAATAAAGGGATTAGTTGTAAATAATGAAAGTTCTAAATACATAAATGATTATGATGCTGTATTAATTAATGAAGAAATACAGGACACTGAACTAAATGAAACTATTTACAAAATGCCTTTACCAAAAGAATTACAAAAAGAAATATTAAGCAAGCCCAAGAAAATGTCAAAATTACAGGGGCAATCAAATAGACTTTTTGCATAAAAAAAGGGAAGCCTAAATTAATAGACTTCCCTCGCAGGCAACACGAAGACCGCTTGACTTTTTAGTCAGGTGGTCTTTTTTTTTGGTCGTAATATTTGTGTTGATATAAACTTCTATCAGCCCAACGTTTACGCCAAAACCAGTTACTTAATGAGCTGGCATAATGTTCTAGTTTATTCATAACAGGATTATGCCAAAAGTAATATCTAAACTTTTTGTATAAGTTGTTTGATGTCATCTTGTAATTTCCTTCCTACAGCATTTGCATGATTGATTACAGCAGCACATAGATTACCATGATAAGGATAACCTTTAAGTGCATCTCTTACTTTAGCTACAGGTTTGCCACCATAATCAATTACTATTGCATTATCTCTATTAAGACCTATCTTTAATTCAAATAATATACCAGTGTATTTATCAATATTATTTTTTTCCGCCATCTTTATCCTCCACATTAGATTGTGGAGTTAGGGTAGATAAACTTGTCATAAGTTGTACCACTTCTCCATAAGGTCTTGTCATTAAGTATCTCATAATATCCATGAGTTGTTTAGAACTTATACTATAAGTTCTTGGGGTAGTTTGTTGTTTTATTTTTTCTTTCTCCATCTATCCTCCTGTATTAAAATGGTATGTTATCGTAATCAAAATGCTTTTCAAGTATGTCTAAATTTTCTTGTGCATTTGATATTTTTGTTAGTAGTTTATCCATCTCTTCTATATGTTGTGGATGTTCTCCAATACCTACAGAATTATCAAGATATATTTCCATCGTTGCTTTTGACTCTGCTATCTCAGCTTCATATTTTCTAGCTAATGCTTTTACTAAGTGTGTTCTTATTTTACTCATTCTGCACCTCTAAAAGCATAGTATTTATCTTCTATTAAATCTTCATCTAGTAAATAAGGATTATCTCTACCCCTTTTATTAAACTCTGTTCTTAAATCTCTTATAGTTTGATTTAATGTTCTGCCTGAATTTAAACAGTTACAAACCATATCATCTACTTCTATTAGTGCTTGCTTTATTGCTCCCATCTTCTGCCTCCTGTATTTGTTTTCTTAATTTATTAATTTCTTTTTGTATGTGTATCATAACTTCTTGCAAAGCTAATACTTTACCATACAAAGACATTTTTTCACCGTGACTCATTTGACCTCCTTTATTAGTCTGTTTAAATACCATTGTGCTTTTTCTAAATCTTGTAATGGTTCACCTTTAAATTTATATCTAGAAACATATTTCAAAACATTACCCTTCAAGTACCCATGATACTCATCATCTGTCATACAATCTTGTATTACATCTATGGTTTCTTTCTTACCATACTTATAATGAGCAGGTGAATTAACATTATCGTGATGTTCTAAATCAGATTTAAAGTCTACCATATTCTCTCCTAATTGCATTATAATCAATTGTTTCCATATTATAAGATCCATTAACAACTTCTCTTTTAACTATAATGCCACTCCACCACATATGTTGTGTATCTCTAGCAAAATGTTCTTTATGATTTAAATAACATCCTGCAGATAAAGCATGTAACTTTTTACCGTTTGGTAAAGTAGATGTTGCATAATCTAACAAATGACTATGGCCTACTGTAGCAGATACTTTATGTTTTGTCAATAGAGTTCTAGCTATATTTTCTCCTGATATTGCACTACCAAGTATACCTGATGGAAAATGATGAGCATAGTATACACCATTTAAAACTTTATTTTGTTTATATGGAACTTCTTGCCATCCATATTGTTTAAAGTTTAAATCACTAATTTTTAGTGTGCCATCTAATTCAGGATTTTCATCTACAAATCTATCTATTCTATCTTCATGATTACCATGTAACATAATTTTTCTAGCTTTGTGTTTACCTAAACCTTTATTAAATAGGGATAATGCTTCATGTGAGTGTTGCATATCCTTTTGATATCTTCTACCTTCAAATGATTTTTTCTTTTTATCATACGAAGATAAAGAATCCATACTACAAAAATCACCCATACAGATAATATGTGTAGCTCTTACATCTGCGGCCAGTCTACCAGCCCACAGAAATCTTTCATTGCTTGCTTTAGGTGTGCAATGGGGGTCACCTATTACAACATGCGTTGCCATTAATTTAACTCCTTATCACGTTTCTGTTTTAAAAATTCAAGAAAATCAATAACATTATCTTCATCATCAAACTCTGCTATAGAGTTGATACTAAGATCTTTATCATTGTTTTTCCTGTCGTCAGCAAAACCACGTAGTCCCCATAGAAACGTAGAATGGGGATCTGTAGTTGCCATTTTTATCATGCCTCTTGCTATCGTAGAACATAATTCATATTGTTCTGTGGTCATTTTAGTTTGATGATCCATTATTATACCACACGTAAAACCTTTTTCCCAAGGTGTAATTAAAACTTTTATAGAATCTTTTATAGTAGCTTTTGGTACTTTTTTATATGCCATTATATTTTAAAATATTTATGATCATAAGGTACAACTTTCCACTCAATAGATTTTTTAAATTTATTTCTTTTTGCATAATCAATTGCTTCTTTTTCTGAGTCCCATATTTCATTTGTAAATATTCTCCAGTTATTATTATCTTTTATTATTAAACAATACATAGTCGGTAAAGGTGGATACTAGACCCCTCAAACTAATACCCACCCAGCTACGCAGACTCTTCCTCCTGTTTAGGATTATTAACCTCCGTATACCAAACCCATTTAGGGTTCTTACCTTTAGATTGCTGTTGTGGTAACAACTGCAATTTACTTCCCCAACAAGGAAGTTTGTATGGGCAAAATGAACAAGCTAAGCCCAAAACTTTATTACCTGTAGGTTTACCTCTAAATGTTTCTTCAATAGCATCATACTGTCTTTTAAAAGGTACACCATCTTTAATTGCTTTTACATTATCTTTAGCTTTTTTTATTGCATCACTTTTATGTGGCTCTACAAGTTTAGGTGTTTCACATACTGTCCACTCTCCTGTAGATTTATTAATTACTATCCAACCACCGAAGTCTTTGCTTTGACTTTCTGCATATAAAAATCCTTGTGACGCATAGCCAAAGGTATCATCCTTAACAACTTCATTAAATCCACCATCTTCACCAAATTTTTTTTCAAAGGAATATGGCGATGCACTTTTAATATCCCATACCTTTTCATCAATTTCAACATCTTGTCTTCCTTCAATCTCTTCTCCATCAAATTTATATTTAACTTGTTTCTGTTCATTTTTTATTTCTACTCCTGCAGATTTCATTATAAACAATGCTAGTGCTTCTATAATATCTCCAAAAGTATTTCTAACTTTAGCATTGTAAGGTTGTCCCTCACCTTTTATACCCTTAGCTTCCATCTGCAACTGGCATAAGGGCCTACCTACATTTGACATTCTAAGTTCAAACTTAGAACCTCTGTTCTCAGTGAATTG